TGGTTCGTCATGCTCCGATGGCAGCTGGTGTCGTTAAGGCAGAGATGGAGCTCCGTATCAATACTTCTCAGGAGAATGGCTACATGAACGGCTCAGGAACCGCACAACCCTTGGGTGTTTTCACTGCCAGCGCGAACGGAATCTCCACCGGTAGGGACATCTCTGATGGAAACACAGCCACCGAAGTCACTTTCGACGGTCTGCAGAATGCGAAGTATAACGTGAAGCAGCAGTACATGAACAAGGCTTCCTGGGTGCTGCACCGTGACTTAGCCAAGATGCTCGCGAAAATCAAAGATGCTGACGGTCAGTACATCTGGCAGGGATCAGTTGTGAACGGACAGCCGGACAGACTTCTGGGCGCCTCTGTGTTTATGTCCGAGTACGCGCCTAGCACTTTCACCACAGGCCAGTACGTTGCCATGTTTGGCGACTTCCAACACTACTGGTTCTGTGATGCTGATGCGCTTGAGCTGCAGGTACTTAGGGAATTGTATGCCGTCAACAACCAGATCGGTTATCTGGTCGGATACTTTGGCGATGGTATGCCGGTTCTTGAAGAGGCGTTCAGCCGCGTAAAACTAGGTTAATTGGTGTCGGGAGCCCTACGGGGCTCCCCTTTTAAGGAGTTGAGAAGATGAATCTATTTGTAAGAGAAACAGACGGTACTGAAAAGGACTGTCTTGAGAACGGTCTGACGATCATCGCAGGTGGCACAGGAATCGCAGATCTGGTGCTGGGTTCTCCACAACCTGGAGCGAAAGCTACGATTCGCCTGGCTAGCATAACTAGCGGCACGGTCGTGGTCACATGCGCTGCGGGTACAAGTGTGGATGGCACGAACAACACCATGACCTTTGACACAGCTGAAGAGGGCATAGATCTTGTCTACAAGGACCATGATGAGTGGGCGATTGTACGCAATGAGGGCGTAGCACTTAGCGCTGTTTAGAAAGGAGTAATCTATGAGAATTAAACTTTTATCTAGATATGCCAGTCCTATTGGTAATTTCACAGTAGGAACTGAGCTTGATGTGCCTACAGAAGAGGCAAAGCAACTGATTAATGGCAAATATGCTGAAGCTCTGGAGCCACTCCCTGAAGAAGAGGGGCCGACTGAACTTGAGGACATGACAGTTGTACAGATGAAAAGTCTGGCCGATGACCTGGAGTTGGAATATGGCAGCAAGATCAAAAAACCTGAACTCCTGGAGCTGATTGAGAATTTCCTGGCTGAGAATGCCGGTCCAGATGAGGGTGGCGACAAGGGGCCCGGACAAGACGAAGAGTAGGTGATGGAACATGGTAGTCGTAAAAACAGAAAGCCCAGTTGAGCCATTTACTCTTACCGATGCGAAAGAACATCTACGGATTGACTATGACGATGATGATAACTTAGTCACCGGGATGATCAAGCCAGCCAGAGAGTACTGTGAGAACTGGACTGGCAGGGCATTCATCGAGAAGACTTTGGAGTACTCTCTGATGAGTTTTCCTTTCGAGAGGTCATTTCGGCTGCCATACCAACCGGTGACAGCTATCAGCAGCATGAAGTACACAGATTCCGACGGCGTAGAGCATAGCATGAGCGAAGGTTCGGATTACCTGACTGACACTGACGGCGGTCAGGTAGTTCTGCCTTACGGTGGCAGCTGGCCGAGTGCGACTCTCTATCCTGTGAGGCCGATCAAGGTGGCTTATTCAGTTGGGGGCAGTGTTCCGGAAACGGTCAAGCAGGCTATTTACTTGCTGCTTGGGCACTGGTACGAGAACCGGGAGGCGGTCATGGTCGGTACCATCACCAAGGAGATTGAGTTCTCGGTACACTCTCTTTTGAGTCAGCACCGTGATCGGTGGTGGGATTGATGCGATCTGGTGAATTGAACCGGCGGATCACCATCCAGCACGTCAGCGGTCACACAACTGACTCATACAACGAGGAAATACCGACATGGGCAGATCTGAAAAAGATATGGGCATCAGTTAAAACGACAGGCGGCGGTGAATTCTACGCGGCCCAGAAAGTGAACTCCGAGGTGGAGGTGCTATTCAAAATGCGCCATCGCTCAGATCTGGACGAAGATATGAGAATCGTATACTCAGGTAAAATCTATGAAATTTTGAGTATCGATCCTGTTGATGGAGCCAGGAGAGAGATCTACATTTCTGCTCGGGAGGTGCAAGAACCATGAGTGTGCGTTTTGAGTTTGAGGGCATGGAGGAGTTTGAGGCACTGGTTAAAGAAATTGGTGAATTCCCTGAGAAGATTGTTACACCTTCCGCGCGGGCCGGTGCCATGATTGCTTTGAAGGCTGCCAAAGAAAATGCTCCAGGAGGTCCAGATACTACAGGAAACCTCAAGAAGGGGATCATCATTAAGGGAGAGCGGAAACGCGTACGTGCAAAGAAAGTCTATGACATCATGCTGGATCCGAAGATGACCGACATCTTTAGGAAGAAGGGTAAGGAAAAGGATGCTTATTATCCATCATCGATGGAATTCGGCTTCCTTACCAGGAATGGCAGAAAAATTCCTGGACTCCATTATCTAAGACGCGCACTTGATGATAATGCCGATGCGATTGCTGCAAAGATTTTTGAGAAGCTGCTGGCCAAATTGGACAAGTTAGCTTCGAAGAAGTAGGTGGTGCAATGAATTTCGAGGAAGCCTTAGTGGTTGAACTCAAGACAATATCGGAATTGAATAGCAAGCTCTATCCTTTGACAACAATCCCTAAGAAGAAAGCGCCGTATCTGATCTATGAGACTGGGGACCGGCAAGAGATAAGAACCCATGATGGCTATGAGGACTATGGACCGCAGCGATGCACCTTGGATATTCTGGGCAGAACTTATTCCGAAATGAAATCGGTCAGTGCCTTGGTCGAAGCAAAGGTGAAGGGCTTTGTGCATAGGAAAGTTGGCGTGACGGGCCCTCTCATCCAGAACTTGGAATTTGAGGAGTACAACCCGGAAATATTTGAAGAACAAGTGAAGCTGTTTAGAAAGGTGATTGAGTTCACTGTATTTTACTAGGAGGCGATACAAATGAGTAGCTCTTTTGGAACTAAATTGAAAATTGCAGCTAGTGTTGTTGCAAAGTTGAAAAGTATTGGTGGCATTAATATCAAACGGGGAGTCACGGATGTGACCACACATGATAGCGCAGATGAATATCGCGAGTTCATCGCGGGCTTAAAGGATGGCGGCGAAGTACCTATGGCGGGAATCTTGGTTCCCACAGATACTGATGGTCAAAACGCATTACAGGCTGCACTTGAGAGCGGAGCTGTGACGGCCTTCGTGATTGAGTTTCCAACTGCAATCGGGTACAGCTGGTCATTTAATGGGATTGTGACTGCGTTTGGCACCACCCAAGCAGAACTAGAGGGTGCGGTAGGTATGGAAGCGACCATCAAGGTGAGTGGCAAGCCGACGCTGGCGGCGACTGTATAGTCTGGAAAGGTGATATGAAATGAAAAAATTTGTACCGATCACGCTGGGTAAGGCGAGGAATCTTAGGTACTCCTTTAAGGCGTTATCAAGGCTTGAGGAGGAACTAGACAGCAGTATAGCATCTATTGATTTCTCGGATGTATCAGTCAAGACGATGGTCACGTTCATTTGGGCCGGACTAGTCCATGAGGATGATAATCTCACGGTCGAGGATGTAATGGACCTGATTGATGAGTCTGAAATGCCGATGGACGAACTCATGGAAAAAGTAACCCAAGCGATGGATGCAGCCATGAAGAGTATGGGTGCTCCTAAAAAAAAGCCACCGGCCAGGAAATCAGCAAACCGCAAAAAATAGACACCAGCCGCGTCATTGAGAACGCGGCTTTTGTTGGTCTAAAACCAGCTGAGATCCTAGATCTCACACCTTGGGAATTCGATTCATATGCTGCGGGTGTGCTAAGAAGTCGAGATACAGAAACAATCAGGATGTACAGACATGCATACTGGACGGCTCTTTGGATGAATGGCAAGAGACCAGAGAAAGTGGAGAGTCTTCTGTATGTGAAACCAAAGATCAAAGAGATGACCGACGAGGAAATGTTCGAGCAGGTGAAAACAATAAATAAAATGCTGGGAGGTGAGTAGATGCCAATTGTCAGGAATTTAATGTTACGTGCTGGAGCTGATTTCAGTGACTTGGAGAAGAAGTTCCAAGGACTTCAACGAAAGATGAAAAAATGGAGTCGTAGCCTTGCAGATATGGGGCGATCGTTCACGACCCATCTGACTATGCCAATACTGGGAGCGGCTGCAGCATCTATTAAATACGCCTCCGACATGCAAGAATCACTCAATAAGGCAGAAGTAGCATTCGGGCAGAATGCCGACAAGGTGAAAGAGTGGAGTAAGACCACACTGAAGTCATTCGGTATTGCACAAGGCAGTTCATTGGATATGGCAGCGATGTTTGGCGACATGGCCACCAGTATGAAGCTGCCTTTGAATGCTGCGACTGATATGAGTGTGTCACTTGTAGGTTTAGCTGGGGATCTAGCATCATTTAAGAATATCAACATTGATGAGGCCGAGACCGCCCTGGCTGGCATATTCACAGGAGAGACAGAATCACTTAAGAAGCTTGGGTATGTTATGACTCAGGCCAACCTTAACGCTTTTGCTCTATCCCAGGGGATTAATAAGACTACCAAGGAAATGACTCAGGCCGAGCTGGTACAGCTACGCTATGCCTACATTATGGATCTGAGCTCAAACGCACAGGGTGACTTCGAGCGCACGGGGGGCGGAGCTGCTAACCAGATGAGGGTTTTCACGGAATCCCTCAAAGAACTGGCGGCCACGTTTGGCGAGATCCTTTTGCCGAAGTTTACTGAAATTGTGACGGTTATCAACGAGAAGATTCAAGCAATTGCAAATTTGGATGAAGAAACTAAGAAGATGATCGTGAAGCTAGCAATGTTTGCCGCTGCGATTGGACCTGTACTCTTAGGGCTCTCAAAGGTCTTGGCAATTGCAAGTGGCATGCCCGGAAAGCTCAAGCTCGTGGGTGCTGCGTTCAAGCTTATGACCGGTCCTGTCGGTATCGTAGTGGCTGTATTAGCTGCGCTTGTAGCCGGCATTATCCATCTTTTCAAAACCAATGACGAATTCCGGCAAAATGTAATTAGCGCTTGGGGTGAGATATCCTCTAGTATCAGCTTTGTGGTCCAATCCATCGTTGATTTCTTTGTATGGGCCTGGTCTCTTATCGACGATATCGTGATGGAACATCTCACGGTAATGTTGGCAAATTTGCGGGATTTTGCGAATATAATCAAGCAAGTTTTTGTCATCATCAAGGCTGTTATCAAAGGCGACTGGCAGGCTGCATGGGACGGTGTGAAAAGCATACTGGAATCCGCTTGGAATTCAATACTGAGGATAATTGAAACCAGTGCAAATAAAATGATTCGATTAGTGAACTGGGTGCTTGGCCAGATAAATAAGATCCGGGAAGCAAATGGAGCTGATCCTCTACCGCTCCTTGTGGAACTTGAGCTTGTTGATGATGAGTTCAAAAAGAAAAAGAAAGAGATTGGTGTCTGGGGATCCGGGCACGATCCGACAGCACAACAAGACGACAGTATATTCGGAACAGCAGCATCCGAGTCTGATTTGCAGAACTATCTAGGTAATATTAAGGCATCCGCAGGCGGTACTGGTGGGTTGCAGCGCACAGAAGATCCTGAGGATGACCCAGCAGAAAAAGGCATAACGCTGAAGCAACTTGTGAATGCTGAAATCATGGCATCTCTCGAGAAGACATTGGCAGAGAAGGGTGATATCTCCAGTAGCGACATCACTGACACTATGCTCAACGCTATGAAGGAAGTTGAAAGCAACCCTGCGGCCAGCCAGGAAAGTAAGGTTATGACTGTTAACCAGTATTACGACATCAAGACTACCGTGGATGAGGATGAGATGGCGAACATAAATAAGCAGGGGAACATGGACCTTGCGTATGAATTGGGGTTGTAGATCATGGAAGAACTAAAAATCATCAATCCCTACGGGGATGAACTGGACCTCATGCCGCAGAACGAGTACCGCCTGCTGAACTTTGGTGATGTTGGTGGTGTCGAATATAACATAGTCACAACCAAAGGCTACTTACAAAGGGGCATCAGCGTGAACCAGAAGACCCTGGGATCTAAGATCTGGGGGCTCACGGTTGGGATCACCGGTACGACAGAGACATCTTTTCTCAGCAAACGGGCTGCCTTCTGCCGGTTCTTTGACGGGGAGTATCATTCGGTGGATAACCTTGAAATGTTCAAGCTCCAGTACTCAAGAACCGGCCTGGTGCCCAAGGAGATCGAGGCGTATCTGAGGAAGGGACCTTCCCAGGCATCAGATCCGGAAAACCGCACAAGCCAGTTCCAGAGATCACGGGTTACATTCATGCTTCCGGAGCCACTCTGGCAGGATCAGGAGGAGACTTCGGTACTTCTGGAGTCTCAGGTGGACCTCTTCGAGTTCCCTATTGAATTCAGCGACACATTCGAGTTCGGTCAAGTTTCAGACGGCGGTGTGGAGATCAACAACACTGGTGACGTATCGACACCGATCATCATCGAGTTCGAGGGTTTGTCGACAAATCCGGTAATCGAAAACCTGACGTACGGAGAGAAGCTGAAGCTCAATAAAACACTGGCGGCTGGGGATCAGATAATCATGAACACGGACTACAGGAATCCTAGACTTGTCATCGTGTCTGGCGGCGTAGAAGAGAATGCGTTCAAGTATGTGGATTCTACATTCAATGATTTCGGGATCACACTGCGGCGTGGCATCAATGAAATCAAGTACTCAAGTGATGACACTTCTAGAACCACGGCAACACTGAAGTACCGACGCAAGTGGCTTTCCCCGTACAGTGGGGTGATCGCATGATTAGGGTGTATGACCAAACCTT